ACCTTCTCAGTCATTTTCGTGGCTTCTTGAGCCGTTTTGGGGGGAATTTAAAACAGGAAGGGTCAGGGGTGTCGCCGTGCTATTAAAAAACCGCCCCCCTTTGCGTGAATTGCACGAAACGCACAACGTTTGAAGGTTTGATTCATTATCTGCATTTCCTTCACCAAAGAGGTGTCTTGGAACTATGTGGTCAACTGAATTGCCTTCCATACCGCATGCCTGGCACGTGTGCCCGTCGCGTTGAAGTATGCGTTGACGTATCTTGCGCCATTGGCTTGTGCTTCCATTGTCCTTCAATGCACTAGCCATTAGAAGTAGTTCCTTTGCTGATGAAACGTCCATGCTTTGCATGGTGTTTGGTAACGAATCGTAATGTATTTGATTGTTGCGTCAATCTGTCTGAATGGGTCTAAGTCACGGTAATGCTTTGACTTCATCTGACCCAATCCAAAGTGCGACCCGTTCTTTGCAGTATATGACCACCTTGATTCTTTTGTGATTATCTTGTTGAAGCATTGGAATTCTTTATAGTCAAGAATCCTTGAATGTGCATACAACTTCAAATGATCTATTGAATAGTTGGCTGCATTGGCAGGGCTTGCCCCTAGCATTGCGATTAGGCTAGTGATTAACAACAACATTTGAATTCTTTTTCTATCTATCTTTTCAGTTTTTAGATACTTTGAAAGATATTCATTCTTTAATTTACCCACAGAATGCGTGGTGTTGTTGTATGCGTCAAGCGTACACCCCCCAGTCAAGTGTTTAATAACTTCATGCGTGGCCTTGGGCGTGTCCCACAAGTTTTGCACGGTTGTGGATAAACCATGTTGATAACTTTTCATTGGTGTCCCCAACCTTTACCTTTGAACGAAACACCGAAAGTTGAGTAGGTGCGGCTCATGTTTTGACCGCAGCAGATTGGGTTGTGTTCGTCGTGGATTGACTTATCCACCTCAACACTGATTTGGCACACCGTGCATTTAAACTCATAGACTGGCATTGAAAGTCCCTATCTGCGCAACCCCCATGACTTCGCACTTGGTGCATTGAATCACTTCCACACCTTCGGGAAGGTTGTCCGTCACCTTGTGAATTACCTGTTTGGTTACTTTTTTGCATTTTCTGCACTCAAACTGAATTGTGTCCATAATTGCTTCTCCTAAGGTTCTCAATAGGTTGCAAGTTGATTTGTGTTACCCACCAATTTGGTTGCTTACTGTGTCGATACTTAGGACGTTTAGCCATGGCAATGGGAATCCACCCTGCAATGAAGAAATGCGGTGATTCACCAGTTACCAGGATTGCTACGTCGTCAGTGCGGTCGTATTCGTGAATTATTAGTTGCCCTGACACGTACTTAGTCCAACGCACTTCAAAGTGTGAACCAACGTCTGCCTTGGTTTTGCCCTTTTGCTCAAATGGGTCAAACTCAACGTTCAGGTACTTTGCAACGACCCATTCGCTGCCAATACTTTGCGCGTCTTGTGCAATGAGGTCATGCAGTGATTTCTCAGTTGAGTAACCGCCCGACCTTGTTTGCCAATAGTCCATGTTGGCCTTTGCCAAGTGAATGGCTGCGTCGTGGCATGCAAATTCCTCAGCACGCGTCAAGGTCATTTTCAACGGCAACCTGCACAAAACCAAATAATCTTTTCATTGCCGTAGCCTTTTTGGTAGCCAAATTCGTCAAATTTAACAATGCTTGAACACTTGTCGCATTGCTCAACTTTGTATTCGGCAACCACTTCACCTTCGCACATGAGTTTGCCAGTCATTGTTTTGACTTGTATTACTTCCCAATAATCGCTCATAAAAATGCAACCCCAATCAGTAACAAAACCAAGACAATTTCAATGCAGACAAGTATTTTGATTAGGCGTGGCTTTGTCATACTTGTGGCTTCCATGTTCCGTCACTGGTGAAGACGTACCACAATGGCTCACACTGGTCAGGCTTTCTTCCAACGCAGGAAAAGTTAGCCCAATCTTTGCCTGTTTTGGCACTTGTCCCAGTGCGCCAAACGCGGTGACCATGCTTGCATTGCGGTGATTCCTTAACCAGTTCCCCACCCAATTGCTTGGATATTTCTGCAATGCCTGAAGCGATTGTTGGAACACCAGCCGCAGCAACTTCTTCCTCAGTCTTGTAACTTGGAACGTCGCCAAATTTGGTCGTCCAATAATCGTATTGCTTGTCCGTGTTGGCGACCTTTGCTGACGTCTTTTCTACCTGTTCCATTATCTCTTTGGTGCTTCTCTCAGCCCCACCCATGACAAGTTGTTGCACGCGCATGATTGCACTGGTAACGGTATCTTCAACAAACCAACGCTTCATGTTTTGTTGATATGCCCCCTGGTAGCCGTAGGCGTAGTCAACGCCTGCTGGACGTGAATCATCTTCATGACGAAACGCTTTTGCTTCAACCAATACGTAGCCTTTGTCAGCACTAAATTCAACAATGCTGGTTTCAATGCGTCCAGTTGGGTAAGTCTTCAACCAGCGTTCTAAACGCTCGCGGCTTGCTTCGTAGTTATCCAAGAACCCCATTTATTTCACTTCCCTTCTTGACTGTGAAATGTGACGGCTTATGGCACGCCCGCGTGTGTAGCCTTCACGGCTTCCGTCTTTGTGCCCCCATGAATAACCCAAGGCAGCGGCTAAAATGCAAAGCACACCGATTAGGAATAAAGCCCGCAATGTCTGCGGGTCTAATAAGTCAACGACCATTTTGAATTCTCCCGATTCTTGGTGGTAACGACTACCACCTGCACTCAGGGTGACGCATAAGGCGCGCCAAATCAAGAACCTTGCGTGTTTGTCGGCGTGTCACCTGACTTTGACTTCGATTTCAGTCCGTTTCCAGCAAGCACGCCACCAAGCGAACCAGTCAAGAAAATGGCCAGGGTTTTCAATAGGTCAATAAAGGCTGCGTCGTTGGGTGCTTGTGCCCCAATTGGCTGAGTGACAAATATAAGCGCATAAGTTATGCCTACCGTGACGATTAGAAATACGGCTGCAAGTGTTGAACCAATTATCAAAATAAGTTGTGCGTGGACGTCCTCAGGGGTTCGACGGCGTGTTGGTTTGTAGTGTTGAGAATCCAAGTATGTCGTCAGTACACGTTCCAGTGGGGACGCATTGCGGTTTTTGGCACTCAGGCTTTGACCAGTTTTTATATTCTTGGCACTCATAACGTGTCCAACCCTGATACCCACACGCAGTCAGGATTAGCGCAAGTGCCCAAGCCAATCCTGCTGCGGTGAGTTTCCGAGTTACTTCCCCGTTAACCCGAAACTCTTATCCTGCGGATTTAACCAGCGCAAGACAACTGGTGCAATCGCTGCAACGCCTGCCATTGCAAGTGTTTTTGGGTCTGTCACACCTGCCATGTATAAGGCTAGTGCTGCTGCCATGAATGAGCGTGCCCATGAGGCGATTAAGGCTTTGGCTTTGTCCATTTTTTTGTTTTCTCCTTTGTCGGTTTTTCTCCCGATTTTGGTATTTGAACTGTTGGGTGTTCGCCCTTGTAAGGTACGAATTTGGGAATTCCAAACCCAACAATTTCTTTGCCAACGTTGCGCACCTTTACCATAACCATGCCGCCATTGCGTTGGTCGCCTGTCCCGCTGGTGTTTCCCTCAATGGTCAAACATTGCTTGTCGTCAATTAAACCAACAACAATTCCAACGTGTGAAATCCGGTCAACACCGTCGTGTGGAAAGTCCATGAAAGCGACATAACCCAACTGAGGAATGTTTGACCAACGGTTGATTTCTTTAAACTTATGCGCACCAATTGCAGTCCCGACGACTGAATGAATCTTGACGCCCGCCTGTGCTGCACACCAGTTAACGAAAGAACCGCACCAAGGTAATCCGTCGGCCTTGGTAAATTTGCCGTACTTGGTAAGGTTGTTGCCTTCCTCAATTGTGCCAATTTCACTTGTTGCAACTTCAATAAACCTGGCATTTGTGCCGTCAGGATAATCTGACATTATGTTCCTCATTTCCACACGTCCAACGACACGTGTCATTGTTTAAAATTGCTTCTTCATGGCACTTAGGTGAAATGAACGCGTCTAGAACAACGTCATATTCAAAACCAATTCCAGCGTAATTTTTGCGAATGTTTGCATTGTAAGAAGTACGTTTGCAGATTTGACCCCTAAAATTGCTATACCAGGTTTCAGTGTCTAAACCTTCAATGATTTCAGTTTCGTCAATTCCAACAATAACTTGAGTGACAATGTTGTTATCGTCTAAAAATGCGTAGTGTGCCATTATGCAATGCTCACATTTCCCGTGCCGCCTGTGAATGTGTAAATTTTAAAACCACCCGAAGTTGTGTTTGTTTGTGTCAAACCGCCACCGACTGTGATTGTTTTGCTATCTGAAAATTTAAGAATGACGACGCCTGAACCACCATTACCACCCACTCCAACATCACCACCGCCACCGCCGCCACCGCCAAGATTTGCAGTGCCCGCAGTTCCAGCATTATTTGCAGCACCAGCACCACCACCGCCGTTGCCACCAGCACCGCCTGCTGCGTTATTTCCACCGCCACCGCCGCCACCTGCGTAATAAAGTGATGAACCAGTGATTGAGTTGGTAACACCAACACCACCAGCCGTTCCAAGATTTCCACCAGCATGATTAGTGCCTGCTGCACCTGCACCGCCGCCGCCTGGTGAACCATTGCTTGTTGTGACGCAATTGCCGCCTTTGTTGCCTTGACCTGAAGTGCCGTTTGCACCAGTGACATTTGCACCACCACCGCCGCCTGCACCGCCACCTGAACCACCAGTTAAAGGCGTACCGCCTGAAGTGTTTGCAGAACCGCCCGCACCGCCGCCAGTTGATGTGACTGTTGAAAATACTGAATTTGAACCCGATGTTCCGCGACCAAAAGAACCGCCCGTTCCACCTGCACCCACCGTAACTGTGAAGTTTGTTGCGGGTTGCACTGTTGTTGTGCCAGTTAATAAACCACCAGCACCGCCACCACCTGCACCTGGTGAACCACCGCCACCACCTGCTGCAACAACTAAATAATCAACGCTGATTGTGCGCGGATAATTTTGTGCGGCAGTAATTCCCAGAATTGGTGTCATTAGGCAATATCTCCAACAACATACCAGGTGTCAGTGCCAACTTTGATGCAAGTCGCCGCTGAGTATTGCGCACGCAATTTTGGTGTAGCAGCAGTTGCACCAGTTGAAAAAATTGAAGTTGTTCCTGAAGTCACGGCGTTAATTGTCACCTGACCAGCACCAATTTGAATGATGTTGATTTGACAACCAATTGGAAATGCAACATTCGCATTGGTTGGAATTGAATAAGTTTGTGCCGAAGCATTTGAAGCAGTCACTAAAATGTTTGGCTGGTCTGCCAAAACAAATGTGTAGGTTGTGCCTGTTTGCGCGTTCAATGCCAATGTGGTGTCGTCCGCTGCAATCCAAGTAAAATCCATGTCAGTATTTGAAGTCTTTGAAAGCACCTGACCTGTTGTTCCACCCTTTAACTCAGCCAATGAAGTATCTACTGCCTGGCCAAAAACCGCAAAATCTGCGGGTAAGTCGGTGACCAAATCTGTTGAAGTGGGCATAACCCACCCATAGTTGGTTGTTGGATTTGCCATGTTGTTCCCTTCGTTAAGCGACTATTGTCGCATTTTCCCATGTAAGTGTCGGCGACACGCTTGCCCAAGTTTCGGTTATTGGCACGTCATTCCAGCGCATTGCTTGCAATGAATAAGCCAATGGGGACAATAACAAGGTGACTGAAAGTTGATTGTAAGACGCCTGAAATGACCAGCCCTCAACAAACCCCTGGAATGTGCCTGATGACATATTCAACGGAAGATTGTTTAAGGAAATTGCTTCGCCCATAAAAATGTTAATTAGATTGTCACGGTCGCCATTGTCCAATTCAGGGTTAGTCAAGTCGAATGTGATTTGGCTGAAGATTGGCTGAGGTTGCGCTCGAAGGGATAAATAGAAATTGGCTTGTTCTAGGGCGTCCGTAGAATTGTGCAATGTGGTTGTGATGATTTGTGCAAGCGTGCCATAAAGGCCAATAGAATCCGCGTCACTGGCAGATTGTTCGCTGCTACTAGTTGCGCCATATTTGATTGTTAGTGAATTGCGAACGTCTCCAACGCGTGTTTCAATTTGCAAGCCAGCGGCACGGGCGTGATTGGCGTCAAGGTCAACGTAGCCATTTGCCGCAAGGTACTGCGTACGGTGGGTACTGTCGGCATAGCCAATTTGCCCTGTTGGCGATTCGTACAGGTAACCCAAACCTGAAGTTGCCAATGCTGAAACCAGTGAATAGACGTCCGTACGGTCTGAAGAACGTGCGGCCAATTCGTAATTGCCTGGACGGTCAATTTCACCCAATCCATTATTTTCCGCGTTTGCCCAGGTTGTCCCCGCTGGTGTGTATGTTGCCCAAGTAATTGAACCAGGAACTTGCGCCCATGTGTTAAACAAAACTTGGCTTAAAATGTCATAAATTTGGTCGCCGTCAAATTCTTTTGAAAGAACACCGTTGGTCAATGCCTTGGGCAAGCGTGCCAATGCGCCAAGCGCGGTGATTGAATAAGTCTGTGTGAACATGGTTGAACCTATGTCACGTACTTCCAACCCAATGTCAACAACGTTGCCACCAAAGATTGAAACAAATGCGTTTGAGGTGTTTTTGATTTGAACCGAAATTGTTGAGTTAATTGAGACGGGAATAGCAGTTTGTGACACGTCCAGCAATTGAAGATTCACGTAGCCTGCCTGCGCTTGCTCATAAATGTTTGTTCGACCGCTGCGAATAGTCAGGTTTGCTAATACCGCGTTTGTGTATTCCGTCCCGTCAATTGTTACCTTCCAAACGGGATTCCACTGCGTCATGCTATTTGCAGGTTATTTGCGCCACCTGTGCCGCGGTAAAAGGAATTATTAAGTGTGTCAACGATTGTGCGGGCAGTGCCTTCTTTGTCAATTGCCCCGTTAACTGTAATGCTGATACGGGCTGCATTTTGGGAATCGGTAAATCCACCACCACCCATAGCCGCCAAACGTGCCGCGTTCTGTGAATCAGTAAATCCACCACCACCAGCCACTGACGCAGCAACGCTTGCAGCAACGCTTGCAGCCTTGGCCACGCCGCCCATTCCACCTATTGTCGAACCAGTGCTGCCACCGCCAACGGTAGAACCACCTATTGTCGAACCAGTGCTGCCACCGCCCCTGATTGCCCCTGGCGCACCCGTCGTAGCAAATGATTGTCCGCTAATTTTTCCTTCTATTTCTGAACGCAAATCGGAAGCAGACATGCCCCATTTGCTTGGGTCAGTTATTGCACCTAATACACCCAAAGTAAAGGAAGCAAATTTAACAACCTTATCAAGTGCGTTAATAATTGTGTTTAACCAGCCAATCATTTTTCCCAAACCTGAACTTTGACCTGTATTTGCTTCACTATTAAAAACTGTGAACATTTTTCCAAGTGAAATTGTCAAACTTTTTACTGTTTCACCAAAACCAAACGCAGCAGATTCAGTTGTTGTCATTCCGTCTTTTAATTTTCCCTTGCCACTAAAACCTAAAGCGAAAGCATTAAATGCTGGCAAAACGTTTATGTTAATGTAGTCAATTAGTGATGTCACCATTGGCAACAAACCTTGACCAATTGTTTCTTTGGCTTCGTCAAATGAAACTTTTAATCTTGCAATTTTGCCGTCATACGTTTCAGCATTTGCGGCGGCTGCCCCACCAAATAATTGTGAAAGTTTATCTTGAACGGCCGTGAAATCCATTGTTTTCAATTCGGCCGCTGAAAGACCAATTCCTAATTTGCCTAATGCTGCTGTGTTTCCGTCATACGCTTTGCCTAAGGCATTGGCCACGGTTTCCAGTGGCTTTCCAGTAGCAGTTGCAACATCAAGTGCGGTAGTTAGTAAATCTTGGGCTTTTGTAATATCGCCCGTTGACCGAACTAAACGACCTAACGCTGGACGAAGTTGGTCGTCGGCGACACCTGTTGCAAGTGACATTTTCAAAATTGAATCTTCAGTTGCTGCAATTTGCGCTTTCGTTGCGCCTGTGGCATTTTCTAAGGCTAAAGCCAACTGAGTTTGTGCTTTTTCGTCTTCAATTGCGGCTTTTACGCCGTCAATACCAATTGCAATTGCTGCAACACCAGCGGCCGCAGCGGCAGCCGCAAATGCCTTACCAATTGCAAGTCCCGCTTTACCAATTTTGTCACCAAATGAATCAACGTCGCCACCAGCCGTTTTGAGTGATTTGGTTAAATTATCTACATCACCAAGAATTGAAAGTTTGAGAGTACGACTACCAGCCATTAGTTATACTCCTTTATTATTTTGGAAAACGATTCTTCCCATTTTTTTATGATATCAGGTTGGACACTTCTTAAAGTTGGATAAATAAACCAACCGCGTGACCCACGACCTTCACGACCTGACCACACTGGAAATTGCTTGTATTTATTTGAACCGAATTCAACCCCGCCCCAAATCTGTTGCGTTGTTGCACCGCCGCTTAATTTTTGTCCGGCAAAACCAAAACTAATTTCACCAATCTTTGACGACTTTGAAACTTTTGAGCCGTCAGCAACGCGATTGTCAACCAAGTTGCGGGTACGAGTTGACGCTGCGGCTTTAATTTTGCTTTGAACGTAAGTTGCCAATTGGCTTGTTGCTTCTTTGGCTTGATTGGTTGCTTGGTCGTCCATTGCTTTAAAAGAACGAAGAATGGCACGCAATTCATTTTTGTCATAACTGATTGCTTCAGTTGCCATTTTCTCGCCTTTCCAAAATCTCAATAACCGTCAAGATGTCTTCGGCTGATTCAAATTCGTTTGGCGATAGCCCCGTTGCCAGGGCTATCTCCCAAACTATTCTGCTGAGGCTTCCGACTGCGTGGCTTTTGGGTTTGCCTCACCCACTATCACTTCGGAAATAGTTTCCGTCCATGCTTCGATTGGCTTGACTGGTTTTCCAGCCGCTTCGCGCTTCATGGCGTGATATGCAAGAAATACCAAATCGGATATACCGATTTTTTCCTGCGCTTGGGAAATGGTATGACCCGAATGTTTTTCCCAACGTACCCATTCAGGTGGCGCAGCCGTGTACGTAATCTGCGTCCCGTCGTTATATTCAATTGTGATTGGTAACTTCATTTTGTCTCCCGATTAGTAGTTTTTAACTGAAAGTTTCAGTAGGTGTTCCCACCACTATAAATGATAGGTCAACGGTCTGTGCGTCAGGTGCTGCCCCGCCGACTGCTGGAAATACTGGCATTACGTTAAACGCAAAAACCGCACCAGTGACGGCAGTAAGTGAAACTGCCAAAACTGTATTTGGTGCAGTTTCGCATGCAGTCCACAATGCTTCGCATAATGATGAGGCCGCGCCCCAGTCTGCAAGCATTGAAACGTCAAATGTCCACTGGTCGTCAATGTGCTTGTAAGCCTTGCCGTCTAGTGTTTGATACGTTTCCACTGTTGGTGAGTTCGCAAGTGTTGCACTGGTCGCTTGTGCGTCATAATTTACGGTTGCAATGGTCACGACTAAATCGCGACCAGTTATGATTGTCGTTGGCATTTTGTCCCCTATGTTGTTTGTGTGTAGTACGTCGAAACGTTTATGTCAGCAACCAGCATTGGGCTTTGTCCTACTTCCAACACCGTCGGCTTTTCAACAACGCCAACAACGTATCCTGCGGGCATTGCCGCAAGAATTCCTATGATGAGTTTTTCCAGGTTATCCAGCGAACCTGCGTTGCTATTTGAAGCAACAATGGCAGTAATTGCAAAGTTAATTTTGACTTTGGTTGAAGCCTTGCCAATCAACACAACTTCCATATAAGGCGAATCGGGAACGCACACAATGGCTGGTGGAATTGGCGATTCGGGAACGGACGCGTAGCAGGTTGCCGCTAGTGAAGAAAAGGCGTTGACTAACGCTGCGCGGGTTTCAGCGACGGAATTGGCTGGCATTATTGACAAACCGTTTCGACGTCTAAAAATGGCATGAGCAATGTGGACACTCTGTTGGTTAAACTTCTACCCATGCGATACGGCGTGCTGGCAAAATCTACGCCTTCAATTTGACCGCCTGCTGCAACGCGTGACTGAAAGACTTCAACGCTGACTGCAAGCACGGCTGATTCAATTGGCGCACTAGTAGCGTAAATATCGGCTGCGGAATAGCCTGAAAGTGTTGCCGTGCCTGTTGGAATGATGTCGCGCAAAGTCACGTTTGTTGAAGTGAGTGCCGCGGTGAAATAGTAAAGTTCTGATGTGACAACTGTGTGTGTGGCAGTAAAAGGTGCTGGCAGTCCCGTCACAATGACGGATTGACCCGCAACAAAATGGTGTTCGCGTTGGGTGTAAAAATAAGCGACGTTGGAATCTAATTTGTAAGCGTTGATTGCTGAAGTATTTGCAACCAGCATTGGCAAAATGACTGCTTCAGCGGTGTTGATAATTTCATCAAGGTAACTGTCTGAATAAAGTGAAACGGACACGCCAAGCACCGTGCGCAATTGGCTTGCAGTAACAATGACTGGCATGTCCGTTTCCTTTCGACTGCTGCGGCGGAATCGGGAGAGACCGCCGCATGATTAGTGGGTTGCTATCAGGTCTTGTTAATACCAAACGCACCAGCACCGATTTTGGTTGCAATTGCGCCGTATCCATAAACTGAAACTGAAACCTGACCTGAAGCAATAACGTCAGCACGAAGGCGATATGTTGGTGATTCGTACCAAGTGTATGCACTTGGGTTAATAATCAACATTGAATCGTCTTTGTCTGTGTCATTTGCTGACGGTACGTTTGCAGTAACATAAAGGTCAAGGCCTGCAACGTTTCCGCGAATTGAATCAGGACGAACCGCACCACCAGCGTTTGAAGGTTGTGCAGCCATGTAAATTGGACGACCTGAATCGTTCAAAGTCATAAGGTTTGCCCACTGTGATGTGTTTGCAAGAATGTTGCGAGCAAATCCCTGTGTGTTTGAATAAACTGAAGCAGCACCGCGTGAAACAAATCCAAGCAATTCTGAAGCAGTTGGGTATGTTGTCAGTGTTGTTGCGTCTGCGGTTGCACCTGAAGCAAGTGCAGTATAGACGGCTAAGTCTGTTGCCTTTGCGTAAGCAGCTGACATATTTGTCAACAACTCATTAAAAAACAATGGTGAAGTACGGTCAAGCAATTCGACGGAGAATGTCTGTTGTCCTGCGTACTTTTTGACTGTCACTGATAGGAAACTTGAAGCCTGGTCAGTCTCTGAAGGTGTGCCTGCCTCGGCAGTTTCAGCCACTGTTGGCATTGTTGTAATTTTTGGAATTTCAAATGACATTCCAGCGTCAGGCAATACACCGCGAGAAATCGCGTCAACTGCTGAACGTGTTGTGTTTGCAAGTCCGTTGATAACTTCAGTTAACTGACGTGTTGGAACAAGTCCAGCGTTGTCTGTTGTGTCATCAGCAGCTGCAACGTACTGACGAGCATTTTCGTCACCCATTGAAGCACGGATTGTGTTTTCTAGGTATTTTGCGGCAGTGAACTCTAAGCGTGGCTTAGTTGTCCACCCACCGACCGCAGCATTTACGTTTGCGGTTACTGACTGGGCGGCTTCTACCGTTTCGGCGGT